GCTTGCTGACGGTTGTTCAGATTAGCTAGGTCCATTGCTGCAACGGTGGCTGCGTTTTGCAACGTGGCCTGTTGACTGTTAGTTAAGTTTTGCAACTGGATGTTGGCGTACTTCTGGGCGTCCTGTGCAGCAATCGGAATGCCCGACTCCATCATGGCCTGAATCGCAGCGCCTGCCGCCATGCTTGAAGACCCCAGACCTCTGGACTGCATCAGTGCTGCAGCCTTTCGTACGCCCGGAGCGGCCCACGCCGGAGGAGGACTTCCTGCCTCTAGACCTTTGAACAGTTCCGCGATCTGATACTGGGTTGTTGCACGAGGGTCAAGCTCCTCTGTCACGGCCTCCGCCATGCTCTCAGGAGATACAGTGCCCTGTGCAGCCTCGACGATAGCTCCCTCGGATACCTCTCCTCGTGCTACCTCTGCCTTGCCTACATCGCCAGTCTTGGTAGCCTCTACCGTTGCAGCATCAAACCGATCAGGCATCTTCTGATCTACAGTCTCGATAGGAGTGGGGGCGTCGATAGGAGTGGGGGCGTCAGGCAACTTATCTTCGATGCCAATGACCTCGTCGCTCTTGACCTCAATGTCCGTCGGTTCGATCTTGGTGCCTTCAGGAAGATCGGTATCAGATGCAATATCTTGCTTCTTTTTCTTTGGATCAATCTCTGCCATAATTATTTAAGTCCCATAAATACGGACACTACCATCGCAACCACAAGGATGGTGCTGCCCATGATCATTGCCTCTAAGCGCCACATGCGTTTGTCTAGACTTTCTAGTTTTTCGTGTACAGCAGCGTAACGGATGGCGCACTCTTTTTCGTGGGCTTCGAGTTCCATCTGGGTCTTCATCAAAGGCTCCATTGTATGTTCTAGTTTCATCATGGTGATGGCGTCCCCGGCGCGTTGAATACGTTCATGTTTACTGGACCAGAGGTTGGTACATTTGTATTTGTGTTAACAGTTACATCTGTGTTGGTCGTGCTGATGCTGGTAAACGTGCCGCCAAAGCTGTTGTATTGAACTGTGCCGCTAGTGGAGAAGTTCAAAGTAGCATCGAGGCCGGGGAGGTTGTTGTTGCCGCCTAAACCGTAAAATGAAAGGGCGTAGCTACCCGCCGCAAAAGTGTTGTTGGCGTTGCCCCCCACAGCCTCGCGAGGGAAAAAAACAACCCTTGTCTGGCCGCCATAAGACCCGGTTCTAGCTTCAATGGTGTCCCCGTTCTGCAACCCGGTTAGGTTTGCTGATGAGGTGATGGCGGAACCGTTGCTGAAAGATACGTTGAACGAGTAAAGTGTAGTTCCACCACGTTTAATAGTAACAACAGGTTGGATGCTACCCTCCGCATCGGAGTCGTTGGCGACGTAATATATTTCAATCCCACAAGTGCCGGCGGTTAGAGCCGAGGTCAGGGTCTGTGCGGTTACGAAGCTGCTACTGGTGGTGATGCTGCGAACGCAGTTTGAGGCGTCGAAAAAGTCGTATCCGCCGAGCCTAAGATGCGCGGACGTGCTGGTGTAAAAGGTGTTGTTATATGAATTTAGGTGGTACTCCAGAAGGCTATTCATGCTATAATCTTTCGTCGCAGATACGGTGGTCGATTCGCTGAATACGATAGTTCCGGTGGCGGGGCTAGAATTTACGCCAGTGTTATTTGCCCCGTCTATGGTCAATCTAGATTGATTTCCGTCAACTCCCGAGCCTGCTGTGCCAAATAAAGCCGACTGGTTTACAAGTGCAGTTACGCCCGTGTTCGTTGTGGTGTCGGTTCGAGTCGAAGGAACCTCAGAGCCGCCACGATAGTATTCGGACATGCTGATAGGGTTAGACCCGCCGTAGTAGGTCTGGAGTTCCGAAAACGAAATTGCGTTTCCTACGCCACCATCGACTGCCATCTTTACGCTCCGTCGTAGCTGGACAGATCGGCAAATGCCGTGATGTCGTCGATGACCTTCAGGTGGCCTGTTGTCGTCAGCAACATCTTGGCAACACCGTTGTGACGGAACACAAGTTCATCCGAAGACGTAACCAGCACGGTCCAGTCTGTGCTTGCACCAATCTGGATCGCCACATCTGTACCAGTGTCGCTGGCATTAGTGTTCGACGCGATTACCTTTTCCGCAGTAACGTCACCAGTAACGTCGCCCTCTAGATCAGCAACGAGGGTACCGGCAGTGATAGTCAAGTCTCCGGTGCTTGCACCTGTGAACGTGCCGGTGCCCATCGTAAACTTGTCAGCACTTTCATCGAAACCGATAAAGGCGTTGTCCGAATCCCCCCGCTCGATAACCAGACCTGAGTCATTTACAGGGGAGCCGGTAGTTCCGTTACCAAGCTCTATCAGGGTGTCAGAAACAACCGTGTTAGTCGTGGAGATTGTGGTGGTGGTACCGTTGACCGTAAGATTACCCCCCACGGTCAGGCCATCGACCACCTCTACTACACCAGTCCCCTTGCCGTCGAGTTGAAGGTTTATGTCGGTGTCGTCACCAGATGCCTGAATAAGAGGATGGCCCCCTGTTGCGGCGTTGGTGATGGTGATTTCGTTGACTGCGCTAGCCGTCTCAGAGAACTTGATGAGTTCGAGGGTGCCGTCACCAATCGCGTTGCCGTTAACGTCGAGCATACCGCCGAGTTGAGGTGTCGTGTCGTCCACAATGTTGATGGTGGACAGGTCTACTGTAGCAAAACTTAGCTGGCCGGAGCCGTCAGTCTTGAGGAACTGATCCGCAGACCCGTCTGCAATCGGAAAGTTCAAGCCGTCAAGGACAATCTTGCCGTCGCCATCAGGTGTAATTGTAATGTCACCGTCAGTGTTCGTACTGGTGATGGCGTTGCCGTCGATGTTGATGTTGTCAACGTCAAGGTCAGTATTGATCACCACAGTGCCAGTGCCGTTGGGCGATATGTTAATATCACCATCGGTGTCTGTGCTGCTGATCGTGTTGCCGTCGATGTTCAAGTTGTCAACATCAACGTCGGCATCGATTACAACGGTGCCAGTGCCGTTGGGCGTAATAACGATGTCACCGTCAGTGTCGGTGCTGATGATTGTGTTGCCATTAATATTGATGTTGTCAACGTCGAGATCAGTGTCAATTACAACCGTACCCGTGCCATTCGGGGAGATGGTGATGTCGCCGTCGGTATCTGTCGAAGTGATGGTGTTACCATCGATGTTGATGTTGTCAACGTCGAGATCACCCGTTACGTTAGCAGAACCAGTCACAGTCATGGTTGCCGTGTCGATAGTCACGGCTGTCGCTGCGTCGATGTCAACAGTCGGCGCAACTATCTCTAGCTCTGTGTCGGCATCAATGTCGAGTTGTCCGTCTGCACTGGACAGAATCTTGAGACCGTTGTCTCGGAACTGGATAAACTTGTTCGTTGCGACAGTAATGTCAGTGGTAGTTGCGAGAGTGCTTGCAGTTTGTTCGAGTTGCTGGGACGGGCCGAGCTTGCTGACGGGTCCGCCGTCACCTGTTGTAGAGCCGTCGTGTGTGTGACCGGTAGAGAGGGCAAACGCATCTTGAATAGCGTCGAACTCCCCGTCGAGGGGAGCAGCACTAATGACGTTACCGTCTGCAATGTTACCGGCTGTGTCGTTTCGTGTGTAACCTGCCATGATGTTTACCTTCTGCCGTACTGGCCGTATTCAAGAACCGCTGCGTCGAGCGAGTAAGGGGGGTTGGTGTCGTCACTAGAAAACTGAAGTGATACAGTAAATCCTGACCCCTGTGCTTGATTGTCAAAAATAGACTTCAAAGTTTCTCCGCTGTACACCGCCGTGTTATTAACTCCGCCCACACTAGTAAAAATGACATCGTCGTTGTCAGATACAGCGGCTTCTAGTGCAGGAGTAAATGTCAATGTTGCTGTTGCTGTAGACGGGTCTGCGGATGCGTCTCCTGTTATAGAGGGCGCACTCGATAGCGTGTATGTCTTTTTGAAGTTGGCAGAACTGCTGCTACTTGTAAGAATCTGAAATGTGTCCCCTGAAGCTAGGGTAGGTGACGACGAGCTATCCAAAGACATCAGGTCCACAACCATACTTGACACTCCCGACGAGTATCCTCCACTGTTATTTATCTTAGCACCGTCCGCAAACTGAACATTAGGCTCTCCAAAAATAAACACACCCCCTGCAGTTGATGTATTTTCCAGAGTGATAGTACTCGGCTCGATAACTCCCGATTCACTCAAGTCATACTTCAGGTTCAAGGAAAGATCGATGGTGCCCTGTGGATCAGTATAGACTGTGGTCTTGTAGATAGTCTTGCGAAGACGAGCGTCACTAATCGGGAAGTACGGAGTAGAGAAGCTGGCGACGATGTTGCCCCCGTCAAAGCTGTTGCCCGACTCCATCTTGTACACGTAGCCGTCATTGTGTGCAAAAAGGATGGTCTCCGTAGTTCCGCTGTACGTCGAATCTGCAACGAACGCCTTGATGCCGGTAGTCTCCGCCCAGTTCAAGCCTACGCCCTGCTGCCCTTGAATCTGCGTTCCGATAATCCCTTTCGATGTACCCGGTGTGGCCGATCCCGTGAACCCGAAGAGTCGATACTGGGACTTCTCTCGGATGACCACAGATGCAAAGGAGCTATTCTGAGATGTTAGCTGCACCATCTGTTTCTGGATGGGCTTGGATACGGACGCCAGTTCGAAGTCTTGATTGCGCTCTGTTGCCGCAACCGTACGCAGTCCATCCGGACCCAAGAATATAACGTCTCCAGATATCTCCTGTGCTGTGTCAGACTCTACGCACCCCACGTCGTCCGCAATCGGTTGCATCTGAAAGTCCGCAACGCTACTGCCTACGATACGCAGAATCTTGTCTTCCCCGAAAACAATTAGTTGTTCGCGAAAAACAATCAAGTCTGTTACAGTTGTACCTACGTTGATTATACCGCCACCAGAAGCTGCTGTAAAGTCATCATCTTCAAATGGAGCCGAAAAAACGACGTTTTCTCCGTTGGCAGCAAAGATGTGGTTCTTAAATGCAACTGCGTGGCTTGCCCCCTGTAGGTCGGAAGGGGTTGTCAGCTTGCTCAAACCGCTGGCAATCGTACTTGTAAGGATGAGAGGGTAGCCCACCCCGTCTACGATAAACAGTTTGTCGTTGCCATCGAAGTTGTACTTAGCAAAACGTACCCGTGCCACGTTTGCGCCGAGAGTGTGGCTGGTCGAGAGGTCTGTCCACGAACCCGATCCGCTACCCCCGCTAAACAGCTTCGGGTTGCCCCCACTCTGGTCACGGGCTACGATGGCGGTGTCCTTATAGAGTACAACCCCAAGAACATTACCCTGTCCGGTTATTTCGTTCGTGTTATATTTTGTAAATCCTTCGATACGCCGGTAGCCACCCTCTGTAGACGGCTCGAAGTTGTTCATGACACGGGCCGAGCCGGGGGCGGCAGTGCCGTGCTGCAAGGGGCTAAGATTGGAGATCAAGCCGCCGCGAAACTCCACCCCGTATGTTTGCCAACGATCCGGCATCCCTTACACAGACCTTACGTAATAGTTTTCGTTTACAAGTATCTTTCGCATGTTCTTCATGCCCTCGTCGAACTTGTTCTTTGAGATAGATGCCATCTCCATGTTGTCGCGGAACATGTAACAGTAGTACATGGCACCGTCTACGATCACGTGCTTGTACGGCTCGGGGATCGTGGGAACGTCGTCGAACAGCGACAGGTTCACGGGGTGCATAAAGTATTCGTACTCGACGGCGTACGCCTTGTCAGGCATAGGCACGACGCCAAAATACCCATCTTGGGAGCGGAACACGTACTCCGGAACACCGCCTCGCGTGGTGTCCGTCTCGTCTTCCTGATCGACGTACCGATCCACGTACTCTACATAGGTGATTTTCCGGAGTTTACGCGCTCTTCCCACGTTGAGGCTCGTGTCCCGCTTCACTCGAAACGTGTCGAAGTCTACGTACTTAGCCTCGTCTGCAAACGAGTAGCGTGTCTCCCCGGCAACCAGCGTGATCTCATCCGAGTTGTGGTTGTAGGGCCAGTACAGGTAATACTGATTGATGTCGTGGATCGAGGAGTTGACAGCATCCTTGATGGTTGCGTGAAAGGCTCTCGCAGTTGAAAAGTTCGAACTGGTTAGCTCAGTCTCATTCAAACGCCGAGCAACCTCATTGACGATGTCGAGATAATTGTACGGCATCAGTTACGCTCCCTTACCCGCAGGTTAACCGTACGTTTTGTAACGATTGCTGCGCTAGTTTTTGAAGATGTACTGGTTGTTATTTCGCAGATAAGAACATAGTCTTTGTTCGCAACCCCCCCAGACAACACAATGGTAGCTGTGGTATCTGTTTTTGGAAGACTGTTAACAATCAGTCCCCCCGACGGGTTAGACTCGTCATCAGTTGCGTCCAAGTTTGAGGACGTAGACAGGGCAACAGATTCTTCACCCTTGCTTTTATCCCCTAGATCGTTTGTCAAAACATACCGCCACTCAACAGACGAGATGGTCAGCGTGTCGAGATACCGTGACCAGTCCACAGTGTAGTCCAGTTGTTCATCTGGGTCTTTGTCGGGCCAACGAAGTGCCATCGTTACGCTACCTTTGCTAGTCTTTGAACGGCTTGTGGTATGGATACCGTTCGTGGTTTATCTTCAGGGATAAGTACGACACGCTGCGTGTCCTGCACTACATAGAGAACGTGCTGTGTCGGCTTGCCGACTGCGACCTCTCGCGCGGGTTCTTGGGCGACGAAGGCAACCCGATCTCGTTCGTAGAGGGTTGCGTCAAAGCGGAAGGACCGGAAGCCAACTGCAATTACAGTTGTGGTGCCCGCTACGGATGCCGCGCCCCTGCCAATAGTCTGTGCGGCACCCGCTGTAGTTGCCGTACCGGAGACAGAGAAAACTCCTTGTGCAACTACCTTCGGCGAACCAGCCACGCTTCCGGATGCGGAGACAGTGGCGGATACAGTAGCAAACACAGTCGGCGATGCTGCTACAGATGCAGAGCCAGTTACTGTTGCTTCTCCGTCGAGCAAGGCTCCTGCTGTTCCAGAGACTGTGGCTGCACCCTGTACTGATGCAACGCCTACTAGAACAGCCTGTGCAGTTCCTGCAGTGGTCGCACTGCCGCTTACGCTGCCTACTGCTAGTGTTCGTGCCTTCGGGCTGGCAGATGCAGAGGCGCTTCCAGAGATGCTGACTGCAGCAACATTCAGGATTGTGGCTGCATCAGCCGAGACAGTTGCCGATCCGGAGACAGACGCAGCACCTACGTGCCTCGATGATACTGCGCCAGTTGTAGATGCCGATCCTGCAACACTAGCAGATGCGGCTGCAATTAGCCTTGCTTCAGGAGTCGATACAGTAGCCGAGCCGCCTATCAGAACGTCGCCGTCTAGGAGTCCGCGACCTGTTGCTGTAGAAGTTCCGCTTGCAGTTACAGAGGCACCTGCAGTTGCGATAGTCTGTGCTGTTGCACTTACAGAACCCGAACCTGATACGGATGCAGATGCAAGGTTAACAGTGCTTGGAGTAGCCGTCGCAGACGCAGAACCGGATACAGATGCAGTCGCCTGTTGGATGGCGGCGAACAGCGATGAGAACGCTGCGGTTGCAAATGGACCTGCACCAAAAAACATGATTACTCGCTGCTTCCTCTGTACGTTTGACCGGCTGTTATAGCTGCGTTTACGGCGGTCATGTCCTCGTCTCCCCAGTCTGTAAGTGCTACCATTGCAGAGAGATGATCGACGTTACGTCGGACTCTCTCTTTACGATCCTCTAAAGAACGATCTGCATTTATAGTGCCGTCGATGATCGCATTGATCATCATAACACTGTCACCCATGGCAGCGTAATCGTTTGCTTTTTCTTCGTCAGTCCTAGACATTAATAAATCACTCCGTTGCGCCTTCAAGGGCGGTGACACGAGCGGTCAGGTCGGTGACCTGTGCCTCCAGTGTTTCAATGCGTTCCATTGCCTCTTGCAATGCTTTGACTGCTTTCATGTAGAGGACGCTGTATTTGACTGATTTTGTGGTAGTGCCTTGATCTACACCATCAATCACATCCTGTTTTTCAACAACAAGGCCGCTCATGTTAGCGGCTTCAAGGTCTTGTGCAATTACGCCAATCTGCAAAGGCACATTGTCAGAACCAAGATTAGTTACTGCATCTATGAAACGGAACTTTTTAACCTGTAGGGCCTTGATGTCATCCCATTGAGAGGCGGCATCAACGATGTCTTGCTTTAGTCTCTGGTCAGAAATTTGACCGTAAGAATTGTTTTTGTTTTGTACATCACCGTCGCTTTGCACAAGGAAGGCCAGCTTTGCGAAAGATGATCCAACAGCGCCGCCGTGACTTGTGTAAAGTTTAATGGCGTCAATATCCGCAGTGCCACTGCCGGAGTGAATAATAAGCTGGTCGCCAGATGCGTTCATGCCCCGACGGTTGGTAGCACTTGCTGAACCACTGTGGTCACTGGTGAATATGCTTTCAGCATTGCTTCCGGGGTACTTCATATCCCCCTGACCGTTGATTTGCAAACGAGGATTACCATCACCATCACTGAGGACAATGCGGTTGCTGGATGTGCGGATGTCGAGGCCACCCTCGTTGCCGTTGTAGCCACCGAGTATGGTGTTTTTTGCACCTGTAGTGATTACAGCTCCAGCACTTGATCCTACAAACGTATTGTAAGAGGAACTACTACTTAAACTACTTCCAGCCGCATCGCCTATGCCCGTGTTGTGATCGCCGGGGGCAAGCCCGCCTAGTGCCAAACGTCCGACGGCAACACTGTTTTGTGAGCTTGTGGAGCTATGCAGAGCTTGGGCACCAATCGCAATATTGTCGTCTTGACCAAAGCCAGTAAGCGCCTCACCTGCCTCACGACCTATTAGGATATTGTCGTCGCTGGTAGTAAGATTCTGACCAGTCAAATAACCTATTGTGACATTGTTGTCTCCTGTAGTTATGTCTGCACCGGCAAAATATCCAACGGCTGCGTTCCCTTCTCCAGAGGTCATAACCTGATGATTGAAAGAGCCAACGGCAGTATTATATTCGCCGGTTGTACAGCCGTAGTTGTATGGACCTAAGTAGGTATTCG